GCAGACTATTGACGAAGATCAGGCACAAATCAGTCAGCAATGGGAAGATGTAGACCAAGGCTTTCAGCAGATAGATGAAACTGCACAGAGTATGTGGGAAGATGTAGACAAAGGTTGGCAGGACATAGACCAGGGATTTCAAGAGATAGACGAAAAGTTACAGTCTGGCGAGATGGCATGGGAAGATGCTGAAGATGCATATTCTGTTATGGAAGATAAGGTTCAGGACATGATGACCGTCATGGATAGTGTCACTTCATCCATTGATGATATGTATGAAGAACAGGAAGAAGTAGTGCAGGACATCCAAACTCAGCAAGATGACTTGAACCAACAGGTAGATACTCTAATAGAAAGTGAGACAGATTTCTATGAGGATGAAGATGCTAGAAAGAGTGGTGATGGTGATATTGTACTGGTTGATTTGGATACTGTAGACGATGCCACTATGCAGGTGGCTGAAGTGGTAGCAACCTTTGATAATGAGATGAGTACCTTCTATGACAATGCTGATACTAGTGATGAGTTTTGGGATGAACGAGATAAAATCAACGAGGGTTTCCAATCAGTAGATGAGGCACTAGAGGCCGGTGACATTTCATTTGAAGAAGCAGAACTGGCTTGGGATACTCTAGATGCAATGGAAGAAGAAATCAATAAAGAATATCTAGGTGAAGATGCGGCAGCTGAGATAGAAGAATTGGAAGATGCAGCTGAAGATGAATATGAACGAGCATTGTTTGATGCTGCGTTTAGTACACTGAATGATGAACAGTTTGCAGAGTTGGTTGATTGGATTAGAGATACAATAGATCCAGACTGGAGTGGTGAATTAACATCAGAAGATTTGGCGGCCTTTGAGGAAAGTGGTATGGACCCCGCCGACTATCTATCAGGCAATACACTAGAGGCTATTGATACTGCCATAACAGAGATACAGGAAGATGAACAGGCAGTAGTTGATACACTGAGAGATCAGGGTGGTTCGACTACAGCTACTTCAACAGAAACAACTTCAACAGCAACGGGAACAACAGAAAGCACATCAACTTCAACCTCTGCGGAATCTAGTGAAGCAACAACAACGGCAACATCAAGTAGTGATTCAGATGCAACAACAGCGGCATCTTATAGTCAGCCTTCAGATACTACAGGCAAATCAACCTATACTACGGCGCTAACTACAACTACTACCACCACACTCTCAACGCCTACGGTTACAACAACTACCGTAACGACAACAACAGAATCAACAACGACAACGACTAACTATGATGATTTGCTTACGACTACCACCACTGAAACTTATGATTATGATGATACTAGTGATACATCAACATCAACATCAACAACCACATCAAGTACAGATTCAGTAGCAACTACAGCATCAGATGCCACAACAACATCTGCTGTAGTTGGTGATACTACTACAACGACATCAACATCTACCAGTGGTGGCACATCAACATTAGGATACTACACAACGCCTAATAACTCTTATAATAGTAGTCAGTGCTCTACAGCTACAGCAACTTCTAGTTGTACTTTAATGAGGCAAGGTAGTGGTAGTGATGTAGCCTATGTAAAGTTCATTCCTAATGATACGTTGCTTGTCATCGTGCAGAATAGAAGTAGTAGTGTGTTAGAATCTCAAGTGTTTGGAAACTCCAGTGCGTCTAATAAGATAGTAATAATACAGAAATGAATATGAATAAATAGTAAATGTATATGTGAGGATATATTATGGCTACTGCGCCTACAGAATTAAACGACAATACCAGATTTGCAATGCCAGTGAGAAACTTAATCTCATTGGTAGTTGCTGTTGCTTTCGGACTCTGGGCTTGGTTTGGAGTTATTGAACGACTTAATAAGATAGAAACTAACTTGATTTTAGTTCAAGCTGACCTAGTAAAGAACTCAGAGTTTAGAATCAAATGGCCGAGAGGTGACCTGGGCACTACGCCTTCCGACTCAGAACAGTTTATGCTGATAGAGCATTTAGCTGGTGAGTTTGAAAAACTGGCAGACGAAATAGATACAGGCAAAGCCCCACATGACCAACAACAGGCTTTAACTTTAGAATTTTTTGAAAAACGCATTAGTTCAGCTGAAGAACGAATTGAGTCGATGCGGGATGCTATAGCAACTCTAAAGGCCAGTAATGGAGGACACGAAGAATGAGTGTTACAATAGTAACCATAATGGTTTTGGTATTATACATCAATGATGTACCAAAAGAATTTATGGGACACCACGAAAACAATGCCGGTAAATGGGTAGAGATGGGCATGGGTGGTTGTCTAAAAATGAAACGAAATTTAAAACGGAACGGTTGGAAAGATTCTTATACAGGTAGGACACGATTTGCTTGTGAGAAACATAAGGTAGAAGTTGGACCAAATTGGGAAAAACTATTAGTTGTCAAAAAAATATTAGATATTGAGCCAAAGAAGAAGGCTGTTAAAATTTGAGGAAATGAAAATGAAATATATCGTAGGGTTAATGTTATTGCTATTTACAAGTGTTGCAATGACTACTGAACAAGAAGCCGAAGTTGTTTTTGCAGTCTGTGTATTTGCTGATGGAACATTAATAGATCATAAAGGTGCCAATAGTATGAGCGCCTGTTTGAAAACAAAAAGAGAAGTTGAAAAGAAATGGCGAAATAGAGCTGAAGCAACAGATGAAGTAGAAATAAATGGTATTACTTATAAGATTGATGGTGAGCGTTTAGCTTTTATGTGTGATTTAGTAGACGCTAAAGTACATCATTATGCAGACGGCACTTGGGAAATTATAGAGATTTTAGGTAAACATAAAGACTGATAAAATGAGTAAGTGGTTGACTTCAGCATGGATGGTATTGATTACATTATTGATACTTACCACAATTAGATATTGGGATCCTGTTCCGGTAGAAATACTGCGGCTAAAAACTTTTGATCTATATCAATCAACCGGCGATCGGAAGTATGGAGAGAATGTTACTCTTTATGATATAGAAGAACATCATTTAAAAGAACATGGTCAATGGCCATGGAAAAGAACTGTTCTAGCACAACTCGTTGCAGATTTATATAATCAAGGTGCTTCGTTAGTAGTATTGAATTTCATGTTCCCAGAGGAAGATCGTTTAGGTGGCGATGCAGACTTGATAAGTGTTATGCAGCAAGTGCCCGTGGTGATCACCCAGACCGCATCCGCACGTGCTTTAGACGAGCAAGCCACCCCAAGAGGCTTATCATATCAAGGTGACCCTTTCCCATGGTTGTTTCGGTTTCCGGGGGCAGTTAAGAATATCAAACCTATTGCAGATGTGGCTGCTGGCGTTGGTATGGTTGCAACAATACCAGAGATTGATGGTGTTGTAAGACGTATGCCTACTGCCATTAGAGTAGGAGAAAAAACAATCTATCCATCATTACCTATGGAAGTAATGAGAGTTGCAGTAGGTTCTAAATCGTTTCAGATTAAAGCAACAGCCGCAGGCATATCTAAAGTCAGGGTCAGAGGATTTCCTGTAGTAGATACAGATAGTAATGGAAGAGTGTGGCTTGATTATTCTATTCGCATACCACGAAGTTCCTCTATAGAAGAACCGTATACATTTGAAGGTAAAATAGTTATTGTCGGTTTAGTTGCTGATGGGCTGACACAACCAGTTGCAACACCATTCGGGCCTGCGGACACTCACGAAATTAATGCTCGCATGATTGAAACAATGATTGCAGGTACATCAATCAAACGATGGGACATAGCTAATCTATTAGAGACACTAGACTTTTTTATTTTTGGTATCATTCTCATTGTACTAGTTCCTAGATTAGGAATGAAGTGGACTCTACCAGTAGTATTATTTCTTTTTAGTACTGGTGCATGGACTGCTATGTATGCTTTCAATCATTATAAAATATTATTTGATTTGTCCTATCCATTATTGGGTGGGTTACTGTTATATATGCAATTATTATTCAATAAGTATGCTCGTGAATATGCAGCAAAGATGCTGATAAAGAAACAGTTTGGCACCTACTTATCTCCTGCAATGGTAATGATACTGCAAAAGAATCCAGAACTACTCAAGTTGGGTGGTGAAACAAAGAAACTTTCTATACTGTTTGCAGACATTAGAGGCTTCACACCTATCAGTGAACAGTATAAAACAGACCCTCAAGGCCTGACATCCCTCATCAATAGATTTCTAACACCGATGACAGACTTTATCATGGCTAGAGATGGTACAATAGATAAATATATGGGAGACTGTATAATGGCTTTTTGGAATGCTCCTGTGAATGTGGAAGGACATGAATTAAAATCTGTAGAGTCTGCACTAGGGATGGTGCAAACGCTAAAAAAATTAAACGATGAACTAGAGTCCGAAGGACTCATGCCTATTAAAATTGGGATAGGTATTAATACTGGTGAGGTGGTTGTGGGTAACATGGGATCAAATAATCGTTTTGATTATTCTATATTAGGTGATGCGGCGAACTTGGCATCGAGACTGGAGGGTCAGTCTAAAGGTTACGGTGTAACAATTATATTGGGTGAAGAAACTGCCCGAGCTGTTGATAATGAACTTTATTGTATAGAATTAGATAAGATTGCCGTGAAAGGAAAAATGGATGCTATAAGTATCTTTACTGTCCTAGGTAGAGCTGATTGGGTACTACACAATACAGATTGGTTTGCTTTAGACCAACAACACGATAAATTTCTTACACTTTATCGTGACCAATCGTGGAAGGTTGCGGAGAAGTTTGCGAATGATTTGAAAGATAGTTGGCCGGATATGGCAGACTATTATGATATAATGTTAAATCGAATTGCTGAATATAAAGAAAATAGTCCTGGTGAAGATTGGGATGGAGTATATAGAGCAACAACAAAATAATAATTTTATTATGCATAATGTGAATCTCGTCATGGAGGAAATATATCATGGACAGAGATCCATTTGGACATAGAAAATATCATGGGTTGTATTTTATATTAGGATTTTTAATTGCGTTTGTAGCATTTATGATGCTAACAGGTTGTGAACAAGCAACTTCAAGTGCTGGTGTAACAGTAATAGAAGATGTGGATGTTGTAATTATAGATGATCGAGCCTGCACTGGTTGGAACTGTGATGGACCTACTGACCCGCCGGGTTGTTGGTATCCAGGTAATGTATTTTATTGTGACTTAGACCGACCTAGAAATTGTTGCATGGCATTGACACCATCTTGTGAGGCGTGTCAAGACGGATGCACTGTAGATGCCTGGTTAGAAAAAACTTGTGGATCTGATGCAACAGATGCAGAGTATGCTTATTGGGATGAGATTAAGAATGAACCTGTATGGTTATGTCAGGCCACAATTATAAATTAAGAGTTTATATGTTTTATAAAGATTTGATAAAGGATGTTAGATTCTTATATGACAGTGGTATACATAAATTTTTAGAATCAAAGAAGTATCATAACGCTAGGCAAAGATATTTGGAATTAGAACAAAATTTTTCTAAACCAAAATCTGATAAAAAGTTAGATATTATATTAGGAATTACCAAAGAAGATATTGACAAATAGATTAATTGATGTTATACTTATATAAATGTTACATATTGATTTAAAATATATTATGTTGCTGTCACCAAGGCTTGATAAGTTTAAGCGGGTGAGAGATAATCTATTTAATTTTCGGTGTCCTTATTGTGGTGACTCACAAAAGTCCCATAGTAAGGCCCGTGGTTATTTTTATAGAAAGAAGAATGATTATTTCTATAAATGTCATAACTGTGGTTCAGGAACTAATTTAGCTAAAGTAATTCAATACATTGATTCTGATTTATATCAGGAATATATTCTTGAGCGATATAAGGCAGATGCACCGAAAACAGAGAAGCCTGAATTTAATTTTGAGGCCCCAAAGTTTAAAAAAAGTGATCCTGAGTTAGAGAATTTAACTTCTATAAATAAACTTAACGATGAGCATCCAGCCCGACAGTTTGTAAAGTCGAGACAAATCCCCGAGGAGTTTTATAGTGACTTATATCTTTCTACAAAGTTTTTTAAGTGGGCAAAGATATCAAGTAAACAAGACCATCCCCGATTGGTTATTCCCTTCCGAGATTCATCGGGAGAAGTATTCGCCGCTCAAGGGCGAGCCTTCGGTAACGAAACTCCAAAATATCTTACAGTAAAGTTTCAGGACAAGCCCAAAATATTTGGGCTTGATAGGATTAATGTTGATCATAGAATATATGTCGTAGAGGGTCCGATTGATTCTCTATTTGTGGATAATTGCATTGCAGTTGCGGGAGCAGATTTTGGTACCCTTATTAACTCAGAAGTTCATTTAGAAAGTGTAACATACATTTTAGATAATGAACCTAGAAGTAAAGAGATTGTAAAGAAAATGGAAACATTAATCAATAGTGGTAATGAACTAGTGATTTGGCCTGATACCATTTTAGAAAAAGATATAAATGATATGGTCCTCGCAGGCAAGGACGTTAAAGAAATAATAGATAACAATACTTATTCTGGATTGACAGCTACAACTCAATTATCAATTTGGAAGCGAATTTAAGGAACAGTACATGAGCCTACCTACAGAGTACCAACAATATATACATTTAAGCAGATATTCACGTTATAGATATGATGATAATAGGCGTGAAACGTGGGAAGAAACAGTCGACCGGTACTTTGATTTTTTTAAGATACACTTGAAAGATAAGTGTGATTTTAATTTAACTCCTAAAATAGTAGAACAACTAAAAGAATCAGTATTAAATTTAAAAGTTATGCCATCAATGCGGTGCCTTATGACCGCTGGCGAGGCATTGAACAGAGAGAATGTTGCTGGGTATAACTGTTCTTATATAACAGTAGATAGTTTTCGATCATTTGATGAATTGTTATATGTGTTGATGAATGGTACTGGAGTAGGTTTCAGTGTAGAGCGTCAATATGTAAATATTTTACCAACAATCAATGAAGATTTTTTTGACACAGATACAATTATTATGGTGTCAGATTCTAAGTTGGGTTGGGCAAAGGCTTTGAGAGAGCTTATCTACCTGTTGGCCGCCGGTCAGATTCCTAAATGGAACTTATCACGAATAAGACCTGCAGGCTCGCCCCTTAAAACATTTGGCGGCAGGGCCTCAGGACCTGAACCATTGGAGGATCTATTTCATTTTTGTGTAGCTATTTTCCGTGGCGCCGCAGGTAGAAAGCTCACCTCATTAGAGGCGCATGATATCTGTTGCAAGATTGCAGAGGTAGTTGTGGTTGGTGGTGTAAGACGCAGTGCTCTTATCAGTCTATCAAATCTATCAGATGATCGTATGAGATTAGCCAAGTCAGGCCGTTGGTGGGAGTCAAATCAACAGAGAGCTCTTGCCAATAACTCAGCGGCGTATACAGAGAAGCCTGATATGGGTATTTTCATGGAAGAATGGAAATCGTTATATGAATCAAAGTCTGGTGAGCGTGGTATGTTTAATCGTTCAGCTGCAAAGGTTCAGGCTGCTAAGAATGGTAGACGAGATTCAGATTTTGAGTTTGGGACCAACCCGTGTTCAGAAATAATCCTTCGAGATAGAGAATTTTGTAACCTTACGGAAGTAGTTATACGAGAAAATGATACTGAAGAATCTTTAAAAGAGAAAGTTAAAACTGCAACGATATTAGGCACCATGCAATCAACTCTCACAAACTTTAAATATTTAAATAAAAAGTGGCGTGAGAATTGTGAAGAAGAAAGATTGCTTGGTGTATCTATGACAGGGATAATGGATTGTCAATTAACAAATCATGGTAATGGAGATTTATCATCACTGTTGCAGGGATTAAGGAAAGTAGCTATAGATACAAATAGAGAGTGGGCAAAGAAACTTAATATCAATGCATCAGCTGCTATAACTTGTGTAAAGCCATCTGGTACTGTATCACAGTTGACAGATACCGCTTCTGGTATTCATGCACGACATAATCCATATTATGTTCGGACAGTTCGGGCAGATAAAAAAGATCCTCTTGCTAAGATGATGCATGATCAAATGTTTCCCCATGAGGATGATGTTACTAAACCAGATCATACTTGGATATTCTCATTTCCTATTAAAGGTCCAATAAAAGGCATATATAGAAAAGATATGGGTGCAATTGAACACTTAGAATTATGGAAAATATATCAAGAAAATTGGTGTGAACACAAACCATCTATTACGGTATCAGTTAAAGAAGATGAATGGATGGCAGTGGGTGCATGGGTTTATGAAAACTTTGATACGATGAGCGGAGTATCATTCTTACCAATGAGTGATTATACATATAGACAAGCACCATATCAAGATTGTAGTAAACAAGAATATGATGAATTAGTTAAAAAAATGCCAACCAATATTGATTGGTCAAAATTAATAGAATATGAACATCAAGATATGACTGCTGGTAGTCAAGAGTTGGCCTGTAGTGCGGATGGTGGTTGTGAAATAGTTGACCTAACCTCGGTTAATTGATATGGAAGAAGAAATTACTCAGCAATCTTTTGAATGTGAACAGTGTGGAGCCGAGTATAGCTTGCAGACTAATATGGATATGACAGCAGAGTTTTGTCCATTTTGTAGTGAACCAATAGAAATTTTAGAATGGAATGATAATGAAAACGAGTTCGGCGAAGGCGAAGGGTAGACGATTACAGCAGAAGTTTATGCAGCTTCTTATAGAGAAGTTGGAAATTGATCCAGAAGATATAGAGTCTAGATCAATGGGAGCAGGTGGTGAAGATTTGATTATGTCAAAGGCTGCCCGTAATAAATTTCCTTATTCAATAGAGTGTAAAAACCAAGAGAAATTAAATATTTGGTCTGCTTGGGACCAGGCTAATAGTAATAAAGGACTCTATGATCCTATTGTAGTGATAAAGAAGAATGGTGTAAATCCATTAGTAGTATTAGATGCAGAAAACTTTTTAGATTATGTGAAGGAATTTAATGATGATACATGATATTTTTCCAATTAAAATTTTTAGTAAAGATTTAGAGCTTGATGATTTAGAAAGGATTGAGATGCTTAATGTTATACAATTTCTGTTTGAGCAGGATGAATATCAGATGCAGGCATGGACACAGGATACAAAGCCTATAGAGTATGAAGCATCATTTCCTCATTTTAGAGAAGTAGGCAAAACGGGGATAAGTACAGTTACACATCAACCTCAACAGTTAAGCGAATATCCTGAGTTTAATGTATTAAACAAACAGGTGACAAAATGTGCTGAGGAATTTTGGACAGAGATGCAATGGAGAACAGACCTTACACCAATTATAAGTGGTAGTTGGGCTGTTCGCCACCTACGTGGAGATTATACAGCATTACATTCTCATGGACGTAATGATATAAGTGCAACATTTTATTTTACAGCACCAGAAGAAAGTGGAGACTTATTGCTTTTAAATCCATTAGAATATATAAAAGGTATGGAGGCGTATAGTCCAGGATATGAAACAGGACATCAATATGCTAGAATGAAGGTAGTACAAGGTAGAATATATCTATGGCCCTCTTGGTTGAAACATAAAACACAAGCCAGTGATAGTGATCAGCCTAGAGTATCAATGCCTTTCAATTTTGTAGGTGTTCCATTAGAGAACGTATGGCCACGTGGTCATACTGGAACTAATGTGGCCACCTGGAACAAGACAACACGATAAGATAAATAATATAATGAAGGAGTTAAAAATAATGGAAGATGCGATCCCAAGAATGCCTATGCCTATGATGGCTACTGATCTTTATGATTCAGGCATATTTTTATTTGTTGGCGGAGTAGATACTGAAAGTTGTAGAGAGGCAATTGAATTTGTATTAAAACAAAATACAGAAAGAAAGAAGCAGAAAAAATTACAGTTTATGATTTGTTCTCCTGGTGGAGAGATGGCACCTTGTTTTGCTTTGATTGATATTATGAAAGGTAGTAAAATTCCTATTTACACACTTGGGTTAGGTTTGATAGCATCTTGTGGACTTCTTTTGTTTATTTCAGGAACTCCTGGACATAGAGTTTTAACTCCCAACACTTCTATATTATCTCATCAATTCAGTTGGGGATCGTGGGGTAAAGAACATGAATTGTTCGCACAGGTCAAAGAGTTTGAGTTATCAACTAAACGAATGATTGATCATTATAAAAAATGTACAGAGCTAACAGAAGAACAAATTAGAGAGTTTCTATTACCTCCACAGGATGTTTGGTTATCAGCCAAAGAAGCAAAAAAATTAAATATATGCGATTCTGTAAGGTCCGTGTATTAAGTTTCTATTATAAATATTAAGTATAAATAACAATTAGGAACTTAATTTATGAAGGCACTCCTACTTAGATGGTGGCTTTTTCTCTGTGTTCAAGGCACAGTGTTAGCTATAGCTAATCATTTTCAATTTTTTCACGATCTGTTTGCAAAAGATCCAACTAGAATTGGTTTTGGAATTCTAGGAATTTTAGTAATAACTTCTATTTGGATTGGACATAAAGTTTATAAACTATCTAAATTAAATGTAACACCTCCAATGAAAGAAGGATTATTGAATGATCTTTCTATACAATGGTTCATTGCGGAGTCTTGCCTAGTATTAGGTTTGGTAGGAACAGTGTGTGGATTTATTATTATGCTAGGATCATCATTTGTAAATATTGATGTTAGTAATATAGAATCAATGCAAAATGCATTATCAAAAATGTCCATAGGTATGTCGGCAGCTCTTTATACTACATTAATGGGACTATTAAGTTCGTTAGTGATTAAGATACAATTGGTTAATGTAGAACGAGCTATAGAGCGGGCATGAAACTCCACGTAGGGAACAGATTTTTCTCTTCAACAGCATTTATCGACCTACTGTTTAATATCATAGTAGGGGTGGCGTTTCTTTTTCTGATTGCTTTCATATTAATTAATCCAGTATCTAAAAAAAATGATGTAGAATCTAAAGCAGATTATCTTCTTATATTAACTTGGGATAATACAGCACATGATGATATCGATTTATGGATAAAAGATCCGCTGGATCATGTAATGTCATTTAGGTCTAAAGATGTAGGATTTATGCATTTAGATAGAGATGATTTAGGTTCAAGAAATGATAAGGTTCAGCTCCCTGATGGTACTGTAAAATATATAACATTAAATAGAGAGATTGCAGCATTACGAGGAACATTAGAAGGTTGGTATGTAGTTAATGTTCATGTGTATAGAAAAGATAAAGCTATGGATCCAGAAGATAATATAGTACGACTTATACCAACCAATGCAAGAGTAGAATTGATACAAGTAAATCCGTATAGAATAAAGGTAATGGCAGATAAAGTATTAGAACGACAAGGACAAGAATTTACATTATTTGCTTTTCGTTTAAATGCTGACGGAGAGGTTATGGATATAAAGACCGAAGGTCTTCCTTTTGTATCTTTATTAAAATATGTACCGGGAGATGATACTTCAGCAGAACGAGCATTCAGTCGTTGGGGAGACGGGTGGTAACAAATGGATATGATATTTTATTTGTATTTAAGTATACTATTAATTACTGGAACAGCACTATGGGCAATAATATCAATACCCAAACATTATTTATTTAAGGCAATGTATATACCAGTAGTCATGTCTACCGTGTTACTATTATATTATACATATAATGGTATACTAGGATATGCAACAAAAGAAGATCCCCCAGAAATTATAAAGTATGTTCATCATGTAACTGATAAAGATACTGATACTATATTTTTGTTACTTATGGAGCCTGGGGTAAAAGAGCCTAGATTATATGTATTACCGTGGAATGAAGATTTAGAAGAAAAGTTGAAAGGGAATAAGCGGGCGAAAGGACGGAATGTTATAGTTTATGGAAAATTAAAAAGAGAGATGGATGTAAATGCAACTAAACAAAATAAATGGATTTGGTATGATATGTCACCGGCTGAGTTAATGCCAAAGGATTACAATGAGGATGAGGATGTGGAAACAAGTGAGAATGGAATTGAGTTAATTAAAGAATTTGAGAGTAGACGATTAGTTGCTTATCAAGATTCGGTTGGTGTATGGACTATAGGATATGGACATACTAAAACAGCATATGAAGGACGATTGATTATTAAGAATACAGCGGATAGATTATTGGCTGAAGATTTGGCAGAAGCTGAAAAGTATATTGACACTATGGTTACAGTACCATTGACACAAAATCAATTTGATGCATTAGTATCGTGGACATTTAATTTGGGGTCTGGAAATCTTGCAGAGTCAACTTTATTGGAGAAGTTAAACCAGGGATTATATAATGAGGTTCCTGATGAAATCCGACGTTGGAATAAGGCCGGTGGAGAGGTTTTGGACGGTTTAGTTCGTAGACGAGAAGCTGAGGCAATAATGTTTGCAGGTTAAAATAAATTGAAAACTATTATATGTGATATTGATGGGACTTTAACAAAATATATGGGTGGTGGTCATAAGGCTATAATGGAACAAGACCATGAGTTGTTGCCTGGTGTATTAGAGAGAATGAGATTGTGGGAAACTCAAGGTCATAAGATAGTTTTGATGACAGGTAGACGAGAGTCCGTAAGAGAAAGAACAGAATCAGAGCTCCGTAGATTGGGTATACCATTTGATACTCTATTAATGGGTCATGCAGATAGCGGTAGAATTCTTATCAATGATATTAGTCCACATCAAGGAACGAAATGTCATGCAATTCCAGTAGCTAGAAATGGTGATTGGAATAAAGTAAATTGGAGCGTTGCAGGGCTTGACGATCTTTGAAAATAATGCTTGACATAGCTTAAAAACTAGAGTATACTTATATATATGAAACGAATTTTTATTTGAAGGAGAAGGTGTTTGAAGATAGTACGTAGGAAGTATAGAGGTAAAGAGTTGAATGTGATACATGGTTGTCCTTGTGAAAATCGGTGCTCTAAATTTAGATACTGTAAAGCAAACAGCACATACTGTTCAGCGTTTACCCAGTATGTTAATTTTGGATGGTTTGATATTACAGCACAACAAAAGAGAATGAAAACATTATGACAATGGTAAATAAAAAACATCGTAAGGAAAGTTTTGAGTCTATGATGAGGAGATTCAAAAAATCTTGTGAACGCAGTGATGTAGTTAATGAAGTTAGGGCTAGAGAACATTTTGTTAAACCTAGTATGAAGAAACGGCGAGCTAGAGAAGTGGCGGTTAAAAACGAACAGCGCCGGCGAGATGATGGAGACTTACGAAAAAGGATAAGGTAATATGTGATGAACATTGTAGTATATTTACACGAAAGTAGATATAAACAATCTACATTAAAAGTTTTAGACCTATTGAAACAGTGTAATTTGACCTGCATACATAAAACTTTTAAGTCTGACGATATGATAGAAATTTCAGAAACTTTAGGAGAAAAGATAAGACGGTATCCCCAAGTGGTAATTGATGGAGATAGAATTGGTGGTTACTATGATTTAGTAGAACACTTGATAAATAAAGAAGTAATTACTTATACAGGTATACCGAAATGGGAGAAGAAAAATTAGATAAGATGGCGAAGGTCCGTGCGGGCAAGAAACCACCATCTTATAAAAACATACATGAAGATGTAAAAAATCTTCCAGACGTTGCAACATTAAGTTTAAAGAATGTAAAGGAATGGGAAAAACATAATAAGGAACGTGTGAAAGATTTAAAATATAGCATTCGTAGAATGACTAAAGGAAAGGACCAAAATATTTTAATTCGTGAGTTGCATAATAGAGAAGTATTTTTAACAAACATGATAAGATATTTTGATACAGGAGTGTGGTTGGATTTATTTTATGGAAAAGATCAAGAACATAAAACGAAATGGAAAACTATCGCTTACGCTTATGATGATGAAGGCTATATAAAGGTATGAAACCGGAACATAAACATTTAATTATTAGAGCTGAAGTAGAACAACCTCCAGTAGAAAAAGATAAACAACGTATTTCAGATTGGATGCGTAAGTTGATTAAAACTATTGATATGAAATTATTGGCAGGTCCATATTGTAGATACGTACCCCTTAAAGGAAATAAAGGAATTACTATTGTAGCTATAATAGAAACAAGCCATATAGCGTTACACGTTTGGGAAGAACATGACCCACCTTTGATACAATTAGATGTGTATACTTGTGGACCATTTACTCCAATTAAAGTTTTTAATGCGATGAAAGAATTTGATCCGGTAAAGATAGGATGGAAATACCTTGATAGGGAACGAGATTTAAATACGCTTGATATAGGAACTTGGCAAGAAGGAAGTCCATGGCCTAGCAAAGCATCGTTGACAACACCGGCTGTAGGATAGTTTATAAATAGTATTGAGGTAGTGATTTTATGATTTTAGTAGATTTGAATCAAATTATGATTGGTGGGTTGATGGTACAAGTGACCAAAGATCCTGACAAAAAGGTTAACGAAACCTTAGTTAGACATATGATTTTAAATACTCTCCGCTTTTATAGAAAAAAGTTTCGTGAGGAGTATGGTGAATTTATTCTTTGTTGTGATAGTAGACACTATTGGCGTAAAGATGTATTTCCGAATTACAAAGCCAATCGTAAAAAAGATAGAGCAAGTTCTGATTTAGATTGGGGAAATATATTTGAGTTTCTTAATCGCATTAAGCAAGAACTTATAGATATTTTTCCATATATGGTTCTAGAAGTTTATGGTGCAGAGGCCGATGATATCATTGCGGTGATAATAAAAAATAAGCCTACAACATCTAGTAAAGATTTAATTTTAAGTTCAGATAAAGATTTTATCCAATTGCATAGCATTCAGGATACATATCAATTTAGTCCAGTTACAAAAAAGTTTATAAAACATAAGGACCCTGTAGCGTATCTTTATGAGCATATTATTAAAGGTGATCGTAGTGATGGTGTTCCCAATGTGTTATCTCCGGATGATTCTTTAGTGGAAGGAATTCGTCAGAAAACAATACGAAAAACTGTTATTACTGAAGTTATAGATTTAATCGGAGAAGGTAAAGATCCTTTGATGTTACACAATTTGTTGAAATCTTGTTCAAAGGATACGTGGATTCGTAATTGGCAAAGAAATAATATGTTGGTAAATTTAGATTCTATTCCAGAGAAATTGGTAAAAGAAATCTCGCTAGCATTTGTTCGTAACAATGATGGATATGCTACTGGTCTTAACGATAAGAATGGAAAATATAAAGCAAATAGATCGAAGCTATTTGATTATTTTATAAAGAATGGATTAACTGATTTAATTCAAAATATAGGAGATTTTTAATAATGGATGAAACTTATACACCTTTGCTACATGAGATATTTACAAAGGTTAATAATGCAAAGGATAAGCCCAAGAAGATTAAAGTATTGCAACGATACAATTCCCCTGGGTTAAGAAAAGTATTGAAGGCCGCATTTGATCCACAAATTAAATGGATGCTTCCGGTCGGAGCTGTACCATATATACCTAATGAAGCACCTGAAGGAACAGAACATACTCGATTAGATAATGAAGCTAGGACGTTTAAGAATTTTGTGTCTCTTACAGTAAATGGTGAGACCCATGAAGGTAATCCAAATCTTAATGCAATGAGAAGGGAGCAATTGTTTATTCAATTACTTGAAGGTCTTCATGTTAGTGAAGCTGAGATTGTTATTGCAGTGAAGGATAAAAGTTTAAACAAAAAGTATAAAGGATTAAATGCTTCTACTGTTAAAGCTGCATTTGGTTGGGATGATGATTTTATGAGTGCCGGCGTTCCTAGAATGGCTGGCGGTGGAACATCTGGTCGATAATATGGACATATCAGTGTCCTTATCCGGTGGTCCTAGACGATGGTTGAAAGAAGGACTTCCTGTAGGACCAGCATACAAATATAAAGTTTATCATGGAGATGATTTAATTCATATTGTTGTAACTGATGGTGATGAAGAATCTGTTAGAAACATTATAGAAAATAATGGAACAAAATATTTTCCAGTGATAACAAAAATTTCTTGTGAAGATATAGAGTATCCTATTAGATTCGGTTACGATAGTTAAGGAAATATAATATGACTGAAGGTAGCTGGGGAGACTGGCAGGTTCGCACAATAGCTGCGAACATGGCAGAGAAATGTCCTAAACGAGTGTGGTTTGAAGATGGAGATGAAGATGTAGATTATAAAGATTATTTTACATCGCTCAAGAGTTGGTCACACATCACAGCCAGACAACTATATTCAATGGAGTTAGAAGAACGTCAGTTGATTATTTTCATACACCATTTGGGTATTGAACATGTTGGGGTCGAAACATTTGATCCCCAAGACAAAGGACGATATTCACAACAGAGTGATTTTAGACCTATTGAGGGAAAAGAATAATGCCAAGTTACACTATGAAAGATCCAGATGGAGTAGAGCATGAATTGTTATGTTCTATTGCAGAGATGGAAGAGAAAAAAGAACAGGGTTGGCGCACTCAAATAGGTGCCCCTAGGAATAATCTTATACGACATACGGGTGATGTTATAAGTCATACCGATGAAGGATTTAAAGATAGATTAAGAAATATTAAGAAGAATCATCCAGGGTCAACAATAGAAATTTAAATAAATACTCTTATACTATACTATAGGAGGATTGCTATTGAGCAAACACAGAAAGATGTATATACAAGCTAATAATTTATTAAAAGTCGAGCCATTAACAGATAATCAAAAGAAGCTCTTTAAATCTTATGCCGCAGGTAAAAATGTTTTTGCTTCTGGGGTAGCTGGTTCTGGTAAAACTTTTATGTTATTGTTTTTGGCGCTAAGTGAAGTTTTAGATAAAACTTCAAAATGGGATAAGGTTATTCTGATTAGAAGTCTATTGCCGTCTCGGGATGTAGGATTCTTACCGGGAACGATTGCAGAAAAATCAGATATGTACCAAGACCCATATCGTATATTAGTTCGATTAATGTTTTCAATGCCTAATGATACTGAATTTGCACAGTTGTATGATAAATTATTATCACAAGGAACATTGGAATTTATGTCTACATCTTTTTTAAGAGGACAAACTTTTGATAGAGCTATTATAATTTGTGATGAATTTCAGAATATGTTATTCCATGAATTGGATACATTGATGACTAGAATAGGACAAGAAAGTAAAATCATGTTTGCAGGTGATGTAGGACAAACAGATTTAAAAAAACATAATGGTGATCGTGAAGGGGTTGCAAAGTTTCAAGCAATTTTAAATACCATGGAAGAAGTTGAGTGTATTGAGTTTGGGTTTGGAGATATTATACGCTCAGGGTTGGTAAGAAATTACCTAATAGCAAAGGCAAATCTAGGATTTAAAACACAAGATTTCGCTTGACAAAAGCAGTAAAATGTGATAGGATTATATAATGATATTTAAACATGAAAGTAATTTAAAGCAGTTTCCGGAACTACCGGTAACTAATGTCAACGGGCTTCGTTTTTACGAGGCACCGAATGGTAATAAGTACCCAAGTATAACTACTGTACTCGGGAAACAACCTGGAAAACAAAAAGGTTTACAAGCATGGCGTGACAGAATAGGTCATGAAGCGGCAGGTATAATTTCAGGTAAGGCTGCTCGTCGAGGGACAGCTTTTCACAATATCTGTGAAGATTATCTAAACAATCAAGACATCTCCGAACATAAAGGTAAGAATTTTTTGTCATGGTGTATGTTTGGTGAAGTACGAGATTATTTGGATGAGTCCATTAATAGAATAATTTTGCAAGAAACTAATATGTTTTCTAACAAATATAAGGTTGCAGGTAGAACTGATTTGATTGCAGAATATGATAATGATGGGTTAGCTGTAATTGATTTTAAAACAACTACTACACCTAAAAAACGTGAGTGGATTGATGATTATTTTTTACAGTGTTCGGCGTATGCTTTTATGTTTGAAGAGCATACAGGAATCTCTGTGCCTAATGTTGTTATAATTATGGTAGCAGAGGATGGAGAAGTTCAAACATATAAAGAGAAATCAGCAGATTATGCTGAACGTCTTGAGATTATGATGGACAATTTCTATCAAAATTTAAACTTGGCGGAACTTGCTGCCTAAAGGAGAAAATAAATGAAGAAGTTTTTAATGGCCCTTATGATTATGGCACCCATGAGTGCATATGCACTTGATGTTGACGTGCTGAATGATGTAACGGTGACGGGTAATGACGCCTCCCTCAAGGTAGATCAGGATGGTAATGAGGTTACTGTTGGTGTTGGTGGACTATCATTTACTAATAGTGATACTGTGACCTTTGGTATTGCATATGATACAGAGTTGCTATTCGGTCTTAGTGGTGGAACATCGTATGATTATACTACAGATGATGATCATGTTCTAGGTCTTGATACTGGAGTGAACTTTTGGGGCGCTAGTGTTGATGCTTCATTTGCATGGAATATCAGCGATACTGATGTTACAGCAGAATTAGGAACTGGTTATAGTGTTTTTGGTCTAGATGGAAGTGTTACATCCAATTGGGATGTTGATGACACTTCTTATGAAGGTATGGACGTGACTGCTGGTTATACTTGGGCAGTAACGGATACATTTTCTGTTCGACCCAATCTTACAGTTCCATTTGATGATGACTTTGAGCGTGGAGATATCTCAGCTGGAGTATCTATTGTAATATCTTTTGATAATGTAGTTGCCGGCGGATGAAAGTAGATAATATTTTAATTGTTGGTGGCGGTACTGCTGGTTGGTTTACAGCAGCCGCCTTGCGTGTTCATACACCTCATATTAAAGTTACCTTGGTAGAATCTTCCAACATCTCAACAGTAGGTGTTGGGGAATCTACCATCGGTCATATTAATGTATTTTTACACCAGTTAGGTCTGAACATTAGTGGTGATGAAGAGTGGATGTCAGCGTGTGATGCAACATATAAGGCATCAATTAAGTTTACAGATTTTCATAAGTTAGGTGGAGAGCCGTACCATTATCCTTTTGGCAGAATGGATACAGATAATTTAGATGTTACTGGACGAGATAGTTGGATGCTGAAGAAGTGGATTGATCCAGAGTTACCTAACAGTGATTTTGTTAATAGTTTTTATCCACAAATGCCTTTAATATATGGTAATAAGATACATCATAACTATGAAGGTATTGATGTATTAAAACCATATTCAGGTTTACAAGATTTAGCTTATCAAGTAGATGCTACTAAATTAGGTATTTATCTAAGGGATACTTTATGTGAAGAAGTAACACATATTAAAGATGATGTTGTTGATGTAAGCCTAGATGAAAAGGGGTATGTTAGTGGAGTAACCACAACAGACCATGGTGAATTAACAGCAGATTTATATATTGATTGTACTGGATTTAAGAGTTTACTATTAGAAGGTGCAATGAAAGAAAAGTTTTATGATTGGTCAGAGGATCTTCCTAATAATAAGGCTTGGGCAGTACACAAACCATATAAAGATAAAGAAAAAGAAATGGAAGTATGGACCAATAACACCGGTATAGAAAATGGATGGGTGTGGAATATTCCTCTTTGGAATAGTATTGGTACTGGTTATGTGTATTGTGATTCTTTTGTAGATGATGATACTGCATTAGCAGAATTTCAACGACACATTGGTCATGGTGACGAATTAGATTATAAAAACATAAAGATTAAAACTGGTAGACACAAAAGAGGTTGGGTTAAGAATGTTTGTGCTATAGGTTTATCAAATGGATTTATTGAACCATTAGAATCATCTGGATTAGTATTAGTTACAGAGCCTATAGATTTATTGATTAAAACTCTTACAATGAGAGATGGTAAAGTAACACAATATGATAGAGATGCTTGGTGTTTAGTTCAACGAGAGTTGACAGATGCTTGGAAGTATTTTGTAATGATGCATTTTTATCTTTCAGAACGAGATGATACTCCATACTGGAATTATTGGTCACAAGAAAAAGAAATGGGTGAACATTGGTGGGGTATAGATACAAAACAACCAGAGTTCTGGCCTTCTGGATTAGTAGCTACAGGGTCTTTCGGAATGAATAATACTTATGATGTAGGTATAGAATTAGCTATGTGTAGATTAAAAGCTGAAGGCCTAAGATATTTGTCAAATGCATATCTGTGTATAGCTATAGGCAGTGGTTGGTTTATTACCAATGATTATTCAGTTAAGAAAACAAGAATGATTCAACCACACTTTGATAAAGACTGGGTCGACCATAAAATGAAATCAACTTGGTTGTATTGGAAAAATAGAACAGCAGATGTACAAGAGATAGCACACAATGCACCAACGATGTATGAGTATTTGAGCGAGAACATACATAAATAGATGTGTGAAAGATACTGATGACGATAAACAAGTAGACGGATCGGACGCCGGGGCAGTACCGGCCACCTCCACCAATTCACGACAAGAGTATAATGGTATAAGAGATTTTTCAAAATTAATGAATCTTTACTGGAAAGATAAATTGGCAGAAAATGAAAAGTCAGAATCAAAACTCATAGGACAAACTGTTCATGGAGTTAAAGATAAACGACCTGACTGGTATTATACTCAACGAGAATGGGATAGAGTTGTAGGTATTGGTAAAGTACCTGATGAAAGAAACACTGAATTAAGGGGGGTGAATCAGGATCGACGGACGGACGAAAAGTTATCTGAGGAATCTGACACTAAAACATAGAAGCCAATGATGACTTTTATTTCGAGGAGTATCGCTTAGCTGCGTAATCTTCTCCGGGGTTCGGGGTGGCGCCTTGTTATCAAAGCCACCCCACTAAAACTAGTTTGAGGTTGGGTCCTTTTAGCATATCGCCCTCTCCCCGAACCGTGAAGGCAAAGGATAAGCGGTTCACTTTTTTGGAGTTTATATGATGAGTATTGGTTTATCTACTAAAAAATTTACAGTAATTATAGAGGACTTGGTTAAGTCTAAGCGTATCAGTTATATGGATGCTGTTCTACATTATTGCGAAACACACCTACTAGAGCCTGATCAGGTTACTAGATATATTGACAAATCTTTAAAAGAAAAGATTCAGTCTAATGCAGAAGCTTTAAATTATTTGCCAAAGACTAGTTCTATTTCTGGGCTATGACAGACCAGACTAATATTATTTCGATTACGGATATCATTGAAAACAAAGTCCGTAAACAAAAAGAATTAGAAGGTTATGAAGCTCAATTAGAAGATTTAATAAGAAAGAAGTTTTGGATAGAAAAAGAAATACATATGGCAGAATTTATTATTGCCGCAGTCCAAAGTGAAATAACCCCCCAGCAATTTATCAAGGCTTTAATAGCTGCTGAGTTAGAAAAATCAGATGAATGAGATCGAAGCATATCAGTTATATTTGGCACTTAAATTACATTTTACAACTGACAATTACGATTATTTTAAATATAATGGTAAGGTTAGTGCTTCATTAAAAAGTTTTGATAAGAGAAAAGATAGGTATCAGTTTAAAAAATTAACTAAAAAGTATAATGATACTACGATACTTAATTATTATATAGCTAATTTTATAGAAGGAAATAAATGGTTAGGTAATATGAATGAAGATACTTATATTAAATGGAAAGCTAGAGTTGAGAGTTTAGAATATATTTTTAAAAATGATGTAGAAAAGTTATTGACAAATGCTTCAAATTTTGATATACTATTTAATAGTGTACGAGGGAATCATCCTAAAATTTTAAAAGCGTTTCTTGGAAAGAAAATTAGTTTAGAAACATTAGTAATATTTGAATACCTAGTGCAATATCGTAAGACGTATGATGAGGGAATAGCAGAACGAATTATTTGGCCAGAAGTTAGTCGATTAATTCAAAATTATAAACCGTTTGTAAAAATTGATAAATCGTTATTCAAAAGAATAACATTATCTTTGTTAGAGGAACACAGTAATGGCTGATACTTATGTAGAAGAAGCGAAACGTAAGATTGCACATCTATCTTATAAATTAGAACAAGCAGAAGATAAGATCCGTAAATTGGAATATGATAATGCAGAATTACAGAAATGGGTTAATGATACTTGTGTCCCAAGAATGCAAGAGATGAGTGATGAAATGGTATCACGATATAATGCAAAGAAATATCGGGATAAGAATTATAATGAGTTGCGTCGGTAAGGAAACATTATAAATGTATTTAGGAAAGAATTCTATGATGAATTTGAATCGAAAAGAATTAGTGGATCATATGTTTTCCTTATTAAAGGAAATAGATTTTCTATCTTCTAGAATTGAACCACATGATTGTGGACATTTGCATACCACAGTTGGTGTATTAGAAGATAGAATTAAGGAATTGCGAGATCAAATAGGAACAGATATTGGTAAATAAGTTAGATAACCTTATTAAAAATTTAGGCAAATCTGGTATTATATATCGTAAAGGTAAAGAACTTATTTTATATGATGTTGATAATGGAGATAAGGTTTCTATTAAAGTAATTCAACATGATAGTAAGCAAGGATTTCTTGCAGAGAGTAAAGAAACAGGTGATTGGACTTGGTATAGAGAGCCAGATAATAAAGAGTTTGGTTGGGAAGGTCCGTATTATAAGGTGATGAAATGAGTTACGATCATAAAGCTTTAACCAACCTTAACAAATATATTAATAGAGAGCTCCCAGTTAGAACATTTTCGGGAAAATTACCAGCAAGATCAGAATGGGAAAAAGAACAACTACGATATTTTGATGTGATAGAGTTTGAGGTGGAAAAAAATAAGCCCCTTTAGCTCAGATTGGTAGAGCAGCTCACTTGTAATGAGCAGGTCATCTGTTCGATTCAGATAAGGGGCTCCAAGGAATTATATTATGAGAGAATTAATACAGGACAAAGACTTAATGGTCCTTGAAACATTATTTCCTACAGAGCTTTGGGTAAATTATGACCATCAGTGTATAGTAAATAATGAGTCTTTAGCTGAAATTATTACCCATAGAAGTCTTAATGAATCTTCTAGAGAACTTTCAAATGTAGGGGGTTGGCAAAGTAACGATGATTTGGCTGAAGATGACCAGTTTACAGACCTTGTAACATATGTCACACAAAGTTTTAACCCAATTTATAAACACAATAATTATATTGATGGATTAAAATTTATTATTGTTGATATGTGGGCCAATATAAATAAACATCGAGATTTTAATAAGGCACATTTACATCCGAATTCAGATTGGAGTTTTACTTATTATGTTAAAGTTACAGAAGATAGTGGGGATATAGTTTTTTGTGATCCCAGAGTTCGTAGACATATGAAAGTACAGGACAATATATTAATAGACCACAGTAATAATTCGCAACATGGTATATACACGGTAAACCCTTTAAACGGAAGACTTGTTATATTTCCATCGTACTTGGAACATTATGTTGAACCAAATTTAACACAGGAGACTAGAATTAGTATTTCAGGTAATATAAGATATGACAGATTTGGGTTGGTTAAATTTTAAAGTAAATTTAGATCATCCTTCATTTTATGAGGAAGATCATATACATAATTTTGGAGTAATGTTAGATATATTAAAAGAAGTTTTAATTCAAGCTGAAGCGATAGCATCAAAAAATGTAGTAGACGAAGCTCATGTTCATCATCATATAAGAAAAGATACTCCTTTGTCCGAAGAATCTTTAAATTCTCAGAATGGTGATATCTATAAGGAAGATAAAATATTGTGCAGTTGGAATAGGGAGTGAAGGTAAAAATAATAGATAGTATGGGTTCAGACTTGTCAGTTGTTAATGCGGCAAGAGTATCTTTTGGTAAGACCCATACAAAATTAACAGATGGTGATAAGAAACTAATAAAGTATTTGGCCAAACATGGTCACTGGACTCCATTTGGTCATGCTACTTTAACATTTCATATAGAGGCACCTATTTTCATTGCACGACAATTAGTAAAACATCAAGTGGGGTTAGTATGGAATGAAGTATCAAGACGCTATGTTGATTATGAACCAGAGTATTTCAATCCCGATACTTGGCGTAAACGTGCTGATGATAAGAAACAAGGTTCATCAGCTGAACGTATTGAGTGGTTAGATAGAACAGAACGTGTTGGAAGTCGTGCTAAGACGGTTACGGAATTAGCTATACAAGCATATAAAGATATGATAAACGCAGGTGTGTGCCCGGAACAAGCCCGTATGATACTACCTCAGAACGTATATACAGAATGGTATTGGAGTGGTTCTTTATATGCATTTGCTAGAGTGTGTAATCTGAGATGTCAGTCAGATGCACAAAAAGAAACACAAGATGTTTGTTGGTTAATAGACGAAATGGTGAGATATATCTTTCCTGTTGCCTGGCCAGCATTACGAGATGTAGAGGTTTAGAGTGTCCGAAAGACATAAATAATCTACAAGGGAATACATTTAGAGAAACATTCCCGGCCATGCCCCAAGTTTCTGGGTATTGGATAATGTTCTACAGACCCACCTTCCAATGTGATAAAGTGTAAGTAGAGTATTAACTTGTAAACGAGTTGATTCAGAGTTTTTACATTGACAATTGGTTTATAATGATATATAATGTAAATATGTTTCTAAACATAGAAAGGAGGAAACAAAATGGCGGAAGGCGTCGGAATAGTAACACGAATTAAGGGTTGGATCGGACAGGTGGTGGAAGTTGCCTGGGCGTTGTTAGCACTTGGTATCGTGCTTCAGGTACTTTTTGGACCTGATGTTATGTTCTTACCTGTTGATGTTATCGGTAACATCACAGACCTAGTGGTTTCACTAGGGGGTGCTGGACTTGCGGGTCTAATCACCGTTGGAATTATCTATTGGATCTTCACGGACAACAGTCCACGAAGCTAATAGGTTTTTGGAATAAGGGGAGGTAATCCCTCCCCTTTCCATTAGATGTGTGTATAATGTTTTGTTTTTGAAATACGACTAATACGAAAAATACGACTAATATAGG